TATCTGTGATGACCTGCATAAAACCTCAAAGGGGCCGAAGCCCCGTAATTAAGCAGTGACTACGACGTTAGCGAAGCCGGACGATACGCTGCTGGCCGTTGGGGATGAGACGACGCAGGCGTAAGTGCCATCGTCTGCCGCCGTCACACTGGCTTTGGTGTACGTTGACGCTGTCGCCCCGCCGATATCCTGACCGTCCTGCTGCCACTGGTAGCTAAGTGGAGAGCTGCCGGTAGTGGTGGCCGCCACGGTCAGTGTCAGCGTGTCCCCCTCTTCCAGCGTACGGCTCTGCGGCTGGGTGGTGATGGTAATGGTGTCGCCCACGTCGCGCACGTCGACCAGGCCCGCGCTGGAGGCTTCCAGCGACCACGTTGCGACATCATCGTGGGGCGCTTCATCCTGCCAGCTCGTTACGAGGAACGGCCCCTCGGTGATATCCAGCGGGGAGATAATTTTCAGCCAGACATATGGCTGGTT